GATTACACCTAGCCTTTCTGATCGTGTTGTTATCAGCAGCATTGTGCATCAGATCGTAAAAATTAACGTCATCGAACAAGACAACACCGCCATTGCGGTCGAACTGTTCCTGAGGGCTTAACGATGGCTCGGCGTATCAGGTTGGATCAAATCGGTGATTACAGCGAGGAAAAGCTGAATCAACTGATGCGCGTGGTTGTTTTTGAAACTGACGCCGAACTGAAAGCCCGTAGCCCCGTGGATACAGGGCGCTTCCGCGCTAGCTGGATTATCGGCGAAAACGCAACTGGCAATTATGACGCGGGTGAACAGCAACCTGCAACCGGAGCAAATCGTGGAAAAGCACAACCGCCGGCAACGCCTGCTCCCGGTCCCGGTATTGGCCTCAATTATTCCTTTGGGCAAGAAAAAATCAAAAATACCTATCACGTTCACAACAACATCAGTTACGGCCAAGAACTTGCCGACGGACGTTCGAAGCAAGCACCTGCCGGTTGGCTAGACATTGTCGCAAGACAGATGACGGCTAGAGCGCGACAATTAGCTGATTCCATTGGGAGGCAGGACTAATGGCCGCCGTCAACCTCAACACAATTCGCTCCACGATTGAAGGCCGTCTGGCAACTGAGCTGGCTTTATCGCCGGCAATTTCGGTGGTTTTCCATAATCAGGCTTACAGCCCGCCTAACAATGGGACTTGGGTTCAGTGCCTGACCTCGTTTGGGAATAACAGCTTTCTAACGATGGGCAGCACAACCGGCAGCAGCAACAGCGTTATTGGTGTTGTGGTCATCAATATTTTTTCTGCCAAGGGCGTTGGACCCGGTGCCAACCTCACCGTTGGTAAAAGGATCCGCGATCTTTACAATAGAATCGTTGTGAGTGGGGTTCACTTTGATCCCCCGACAGGGCCCGAGGTGGTGGCTACGCCATCTCCAGAGGGTTTCTTCCAAACACAGGTCAGATTGACCTTTGAAACCTTCGAGGATCTGTAACCATGGCTTTTTACCGTGGACAGCAGGGCTCCGTCAAATTCGACGACGCGGGCACCACTGCTGCAACCATCACCAGCACCCGCTCTTGGTCTTTGACCGTTGAGAAAGAATCGCTGGACACCACCGCCCTTGGCGCTACCTATCGGGCAAATGTCGGCGGGCTGATCAGCGGCTCTGGCACCTGCGAAGTGCTGTATACCGCTAGCAGCGCAGACGAAACCAACGTCTTCATCGAAATGGTCAATACGGCCAACGATGAGGGACTGGCACTGTTTGAGCTGTTCCTTGATACCACCGGCACCAAAAAAATCAGCTTTGATGGTGTCATCACCTCGGCTGAATACTCTGCCACTGTCGGCGAAATCGAAGTCATTACCCTGAACTTCGTGACCAACGGCGCCATCACTCTGGACATCTGATCATGGCTTTTTATCGCGGCCAACAAGGCACCGTCTTCTTTGACAAAGCTGGTAGCGGCGGTCTTTCCGAGATTGCTGCTGTGCGCTCTTGGTCTATGACCGTTGAAAAGGAGTCATACGACGTGACCTCCCAAGGCGCTACCTATCGCGCCAATGTTGGTGGTCTGATCAGCGGGTCGGGCACCATCGAAGTCATGTATGACGCTCCCGGTTCTGGCGACAAACTTGACCTGATCAAGGATGTGAACCAAGCAACGGACGAGGCCGATGCAGCCGTTGAGCTGTATTTGGACGAAACCGGCGGTAAAAAGATCACGGGCACCATCGTGGTGACGAGCACCGAATACAGTGCTACGGTTGGCGAGATCGAGATTGTTACCCTCAATTTCGTTTCTAGCGGAACCCTGACTCTGAGCATCTAATGCCCGCCGCAAATCAGCGCCCTGTTGATCTTCTCACCGGGGCGTTTGACCTGAACCAGCGTCGTCGCTTTGACATCAAAGGAGCCGATGGCGCTGTTGTCTTGTCGCTGTATTTCAAACCGATCACCCGTGCTGACCGTAAGCGGGCAACAACTCTGGCAGGCAGCGAAGAGGCCCTAGAAATCAGCACGCAGATGCTATGCCAGATGGCCGAGCTTGAGGATGGCACCAAGGCCTTTGCTGCTGCCGACGCCGCCAAGCTGCAGCGCGAACTCCCTGAATCGGTGTTGAACGAGCTGGAGCTGTTCTTGTTTGGCCTTGGCAACTCCGAGGGTCTTGAGGAAGCAAAAAACGGCTAAAGGAAGACTCTTGGCTGTTCTTTGAGTTCTTCCTAGCCACCGAATTGGGAAAAACGGTAAGTGAACTCCGTGGTCAGTTGACCGAGGCCGAATTTGTGATGTTCGCCGCCTATTACGAGGTCAAGGGCGAACGCGAAAAAGAGGAGATGGATAAGGCCAAGGCGAAAGCACGGCGATAGACTGCATAGACAGGGTTAGTGCGTTGCTGTGGCCGTAGCTGTCGTTGACGTACAGGTAAGAAGTGCCGGTGCGGTCAATAGCCTTCGGCAGATCAATACCGCGTCAAAGGAAGCCCAGAGCGCACTGGAAGGGCTTAAGCGTGCTGCTGCCGGCCTTGCGTTAATTCAAGTTGGCCGTCAAGCGGTACAGGCCGCTGCCAGCTTTAACGACCTGCAACTGCGGCTGAAGTTGCTAACGGCTCAATATGGCGAAACCGCCAAGGTCCAGCAATTTGCGGCTGAATCTGCCCGTCGTTTTGGTCTGAGCAATCGTGAGGCAGCCGAAGGGGTCACCAATATTTACGCTCGCCTCAAACCGCTTGGAGTATCGCTGCGTGATATTCAGAGCACGTTTACCGGCTTCAATACTGTTGCAAGACTTTCAGGCGTTGCTGGCGCCGAGGCTTCCGCCGCGTTTACGCAGCTTGCTCAGGCTTTAGGCTCTGGCCGTTTGCAGGGCGATGAATTTCGATCAATTTCCGAGCTGGTTCCCGGCATCCTTGTTGCCATCAGTCAGCAAACAGGCGTCGCGGCAGGCGACCTTAAGGAATATGCCAAGGAAGGCAAACTCACCTCTGAGGTTGTTGTTGCTGCCTTGCGCCGAATTGAAACCGAGGGCGCCGGAAAAATTGCCCAAATTATTCAGCAGAGCGATATTCAAAAATTCAAGAATTTCCAGAACGCTGTTGATGACCTGCAAATTGCAATCGGCAATGAGTTGTTGCCAATCGTTGCGCCGCTGGTCAGAGATATAACCGGCTTAGTGCGGGCAATTACAGGCCTGCCTGAACCCGTTAAGAACGCCACCGTTGAGTTAATTCGCCTTGGCGTTCAAGTCCTAGTTGTCAAAAAAGCGTTTGAAGCAATCATTGCCATTCGTTTTGCTTTGGTTGGAAGCCTTGTCGGCACAACAACTGCATTGGCCGCTAGTGGCGCTGCAGCTACAACATCAGCGAGCGCATTTAATTTATACACCAATAATGCAAAAACTTTGGCGGCTCAATCTGCTGCCGCATCCGGCAAGGTCAATCCTTTGATCGCCAGCTTGCAGTCCTTGGCGGCGATTGGCGTTATTACCGTTGCAATCAATTTGGCCGTTAGTGGGCTGCAGGAATATTTACAGGTACGTGGTGAAATTGATCGTCTGCGCGGTCAACGTGGCAAGGGTGGTGCGGCGGCGGCATTTGGTGGTACGGCGCCAGCTCAAAGCAAGCAAGTCGCACAACAAACCCTAAAAGCAATTCAGGCGGAGCGGCAACGGCTTCAATCGCCCGGTGAAATTGCAAAAGGCTTCCTTGGCCCTCTTGCTCCGTTGGTTGGCGGCATGGGGCCTGCGGCTAGGGGTGAAAGGAGGGTTCTGTTAGGTGAGCGTGAGGCATTTGCCCGTGGCGTTTTGGGTCTGCCTACTAGGGCTGAAACAAGCGGCACGACGCTGCCTACAACCCCATTGGGCGCTGGGGAAGATGACAAGAAAAAGAAAGGCAAAAAGCCACGCGAAAGCCAAGTGCCGGAATTGACCCGTGAGCTTTCACTTCTCCAACAACAAACTCAACTGCAAGGTTTGCTAGCGCAGGCGGCTGTAGCTAAAAACAAAGAAGATCAAATTCGGCTTGAGGGTATAGGCCGTGAAACCGAACTTCTTTATCAGGCGTTTGGCATTGAACAAAGCTCAGTGCCGCTAGCTGAAAAGCAACTAGGCATTGCCAAAATTGCGGAACAGTTGCAACAAAGCCAAATTCAAACTGCACAGGAACTTGCTCAGTACGACCTGCAGCAGCGTGAAACCGGCGTTGAGCGTGTTAAACAACTTATGGACGAACAAGAATTATTGCAGGCAAAATTACGCGGCAACGAAGCAGAAGTGATCTTAAGGCAGCAGTTGCGCGACATATTGAAAGACACCAAAGGATTAAACGAAGGCGAAGTGCAGGCAATATTGGAGCGCAATGAAGCACTTAAGCGACAGGCGGAACAGGCTGAGCAGTTGAAACAGATTTATGCCGATGTTGGCAACAGCATTAAAAGTGGTGTTGTTGAGGCGATACAAGGTGCGATTGATGGCACCAAAACACTTCAGGAAGTTGCAACCAATCTTTTGAGCAATATCGCCAACAAACTTTTTGACGTGGCCGTCAACTTTGCGTTGTTTGGCGCCATGTCTGGTACGGGCACTGGCGGTGGCTTACTCGGTGGCTTGTTTAAACCGCGTGCCAATGGCGGCTCGGTAATGGCTGGGCAGGGGTATTTGGTCGGCGAACGCGGCCCTGAGCTGTTCATGCCGGGTCGTAGCGGTGGCATTGCTCCTACGGGCTCTTTTGGCGGCGCTGGCAATATTGTGGTGAACGTAGACGCGAATGGCTCTAACGTGCAGGGCGACGGCGCACAGGCCAACGCACTTGGTAAGGCCATTGGAATTGCCGTTCAGCAAGAATTGATTAAACAGAAGCGCCCCGGAGGCTTGCTCGCCTAATGGCTACTTTCCCCGCTATCACTGCCACCTACGGCGCCACAAAGAACAATCAACCTGTTGTTCGCACGGTGCAGTTTGGAGACGGCTACCAGCAGCGTCTGACCTACGGCCTCAATCAAAATCCTAAAAGCTGGGATCTGACGTGGCAGAACATTACCGAAACCAACGCTGATACCATCGAAACCTTCCTGAACAACCGCGCTGCTGACAACGCCAGCTTTGATTGGACACCACCGGACGAGGCAACGTCGTACAAGTGGATTTGCCCGCAATGGAATAAAACCATCACGTACAACAATCGCGCCATTATTACGGCTACGTTCCAACAAGTATTTGAACCCTGATGGCGTACTCGGCTTGGGCTAGCTCTACCGCTTACGTCGTTGGCGATATTGTCCGCGCTAGCAGCCTGCAGGCATCCGGCCTTGTCTTTCAATGCACCACGGCTGGCACTAGCTCCAGCACCCAACCCGCTTGGCCAACCGACATTGGTAGCACCATTACCGATGGCACGGTTGTCTGGACGGCGATTAGCAGCGTCTACGAGGAGCTGGCTGCACTGGCACCGAGCGCCATCATCGAACTGTTCGAAATGACGCTGGACACCACCCTGCACGGCAGCAGTGATACCTACCGCTGGCACAACGGCTGCAACGCCAACGTCACCGGCAACATCACCTGGAACGGCAACGCTTACGCCCGCCTGCCCGTCAAGGCTGACGGCTTTGAGTACAGCAACACCGGCACGCTTCCGCGACCCACACTGACCATCAGCAATCTGGACGGCACGATGACCACACTGCTGTTGCTGGTCAACGCCACCACACCCGGCAATGACCTCGGTGGCGCCACGGTCAAACGCATCCGCACCCTCAAGAAATACCTTGATGGCGAAGCCGCCGCAGACCCACATGCCAAATTCCCCGATGAGGTCTGGTACGTGGACCGCAAAGCAAGCGAAAACCGCGACTCTGTGAGCTTCGAGCTGGCCAGCAAATTCGATCTCGCTGGCGTGATGATCCCCAAGCGTCAAATCATCGCCAACATCTGCCAGTGGAAATACCGCAGCACCGAGTGCGGCTACACCGGCAGTAACTACTGGGACGTTAACGACAATGTAGTGGGGACACTCGCAGCCGATAAATGCGGAAAACGTCTCAGTTCTTGCAAATTACGTTTCGGCGCTACCGCTGAACTACCGTTCGGCTCGTTCCCGGGCGCAGGTTTGACCGAATGACGCTATCGCCAGCGATTAAAACCGCCGCACTGGAACACGCCAAGGCGGAATTTCCACGCGAATCCTGCGGGCTGGTGGCTGTGGTCAAAGGCCGCAAGCGGTATTTCCCCTGCCGGAATATGGCCGAAACCCCAGACGAACATTTCGTACTGGATCCCGCCGACTACGTTTCCGCCGAAGACCAAGGCGAGATCGTGGCGGTGGTGCATAGCCACCCGAAAACCAACCCAGCACCATCCCAAGCCGACCGCGTTGCCTGCGAAAAATCCGGCTTGCCGTGGCACATCGTCAACCCCCAGACCGAACAGTGGGGCTACTGCGAACCAGAGGGTTTCGAACTCCCCTACGTGGGACGGGAGTTCGTCTTTGGAATTATCGACTGCTACACGCTCTGCCGCGACTGGTACAACCGCGAATTCGGTCTCAATCTGCGCGACTACGACCGGCGCGACCAGTTTTGGCTCAAGGGTGAGAATTTATACCTAGACAACTTCGCCAACGAAGGCTTTTACCCCATACCGCTGGAGGAGCTGCAGTATGGCGACGCCATCCTGATGCAACTGCAGTCGCCCCTGCCGAACCACGCCGCCGTTTACCTGGGCGACCAGCTGATCCTGCACCACCTCCAGGGACGGCTCAGTAGTAGAGATGTGTTTGGCGGCTATTATCTGAAAAGCACCGCCCGAGTCCTGCGGCATGAAAGTCGTTAAGGTCTACGGCGCACTCCGCAAAAAGCTGGGTCAATGCCGTTTCCAATTTGATGTTGATACTCCAGCGCAGGCATTTAAGGCACTGTGCGTAAATTTTCCCGGCTTAGATAAATGGCTGTTGGACAGCGAAAAAGAAGGTGTAAGTTATCGAGTAACCATAGGAAAAGAAAAACTTGAAGAGCACAATTTTGTGCTTGCAGGGTGCCCATATAGCGAGCAAGAAGTATTAAGCATTACACCAATATTGGCCGGCGCAGGCGGTTCGGGCGCCCAAATTGGCATTGGCGTAGGTCTGATTGCTTTGTCGTTCCTGCTCCCTGGCGCCGGATTGTTTGGAACAACAAGTATTTTTGGTCAAGTTGCCGCCGGCTCGCAACTAGCTGTGCCGCTTGTCGGTGCGATAGGCACAGCCGGTGGAGCATTTGCAACAGCACTGGGCACAGCTTTCAGTTTGGTTGGCGCCAGCTTAGTTTTAGGTGGCATTGCCCAAGCTATTTCGCCCTCACCAATTAACTCAACTGCAGCCGTTAATTCATTTGAGCGCGGACGGGATGCTGCCAAATTCGAATCGTTTAGTTTCTCCGGCATCGTAAACACGGCAAAACAAGGTTTACCTGTTCCCATCGCCTACGGGCGCGTATTTGTTGGCTCCGCTGTTCTCTCCAGCGGCCTTGACGTGGATCAAACCCAATGACACGCATTGTTGGTGCTGGTGGCGGTGGTGGCGGTGGCGGCTGCTTTTTAGGGCACACACCTGTTGCCACGCCTGCGGGAAATCGCCGCATTGATGAATTGCAGCCAGGCGATCTTGTCTGGAGCTTTGATGACGTCGGCAAAATCCACGAAGCCAAAGTCCTCAAGGTCCATGAACACGAAGGCGAGCGCGTCATCCGTTATCGGCTTTGGGGCGGACAGCATCTTGATGCCACCCCTAACCACTGGGTTCTAAACCAGTTCAACGCCTTCGTTGAAATCGACACGCTCGGTTCTGACGACTGCCTCGTTGACCACAACGGCCACCTCCGCCCCATCGTTGGCAAAACCGAATTCTGCACTGGCACGGTCTACAACCTGACTGTTGAAGGCCACCACACCTTCATCGCTGGCGGAATCCGCGTACACAATGCCGGCCTAGGTCTCGGCATTGCCGGTTCTGGCGGTGGCGGTGGCGGAGGCGGCGGCAGCAAAGGTGGCGGTGGTGGCGGTGGTGGAAGCCGAACCCCGACGGAAGCCGACGATTCGCTCCAGTCCGTCCAGTTTGGCAGCGTGCTGGATCTGCTGTCCGAAGGCGAAATTCAAGGCATTGAAAACGGCAACAAAGGCGTCTATCTGGCTGGTACTCAACTTGAAGACGATGCCGGCAACAACAACTTCTCGGGCTTCACGATTGAAACCCGTAACGGTACACAAGCCCAGAGCTACATCAGCCAGCAGATTGGCACCGAAAGTGAAAAAGGCGTCAACGTTGAAGTCTTCAAAGATACGCCCGTTGTCCGCACCATCACGGATTCCGACGTGGATCGTGTGCGTGTCACGCTGCAAATCCCCGCCCTACAAATCTTCCAAGACAACGGCGACATCATCGGCCACAGCGTTCAGATTGAAATCCAAGTCCAGTACAACTCCGGTGGATACACAACAGTTGTAACTGACACTATCAGCGGTAAAACCAGCAATCCTTACCAGCGGGATTACATGCTCTCGCTTTCTGGAGCATTTCCCGTTGACATCAAAGTTGTTCGCGTCAGCGACGACGAAATAACAACACGCCGCCAAAATCTAACCTACTGGTTCAGCTATACCGAAATTATCGACGAAAAACTCAGGTATCCCAATAGCGCACTTACGTACCTTCGTTTTGATTCGCGCCAGTTTGATTCAATTCCAACCCGTAAATATTTAATCCGAGGCATCAAAATTTCTTTGCCGTCAAACGCAACCGTAGATACAACTACATATCCGGGGCGCGTAACTTACGCCGGCGTTTGGGACGGTACTTTTGGCGCCGCTACGTGGTGCAACGATCCCGCCTGGTGCCTATATGACCTGTTGACCAACACGCGCTACGGCGCCAGCATCCCCGCCAGCAGCCTGGATAAATACGACTTTTACGCAATCAGCCAATACTGCAACACGCTGGTCAGCAACGGCAAAGGCGGACTGGAGCCGCGTTTCTCCTGCAACCTGCTGATTAACAGCCGCGACGAGGTTTATAACGTTATCCAAGAGATGACCAGTTTGTTCCGTGGTATCGCGTACTACGGCGCTGGTTCGCTGGTGCTGCAGCAAGACAAACCCGGCGATTCTCAATATCTGCTGGGACCAAGTAACGTCATCGACGGGCTATTTCTCTACAGCGGCACATCACAAAAAGCTCGCCATACCACCGCAACTGTTGCTTGGCAGTCCTACGACACGCTGGGCGAAGTTGAATACGAATACGTTGAAGATGCAGACGCCGTTTCCAAATACGGCATCATCAACAAAGACATTAAGGCGCTGGGTTGTTACAGCCAAGGTCAGGCCCACCGCGCCGGTAAATGGGCACTGCTGAGCGAACAAAACCTGACCGAAACCGTCACCTTCTCGGTCTCCATTGACAGCGGAATCATCCTACGACCCGGCTTGGTGATCGACATTGCCGATCCGCTTAAAGCTGGAACACGCCGCAGTGGCCGCGTCAGTTCTGCCACCACAACCGCCATCACCGTTGATAGCAGCACCAACCTCACCGTCAACCTGTCCAATAGCCCAACAATTTCGGTTCTGATGCCAACTGGCTTGGTGGAAACTAAAACCATCAGCAGCATATCTGGCACGACAATCAACGTCAGCAGCGCATTTAGCGAAGCACCCAACGCCAACGCCATTTGGCTGATTCAAACCAGCGACATCGAAGCTCAGCAATATCGCGTTCTAAGTGTTGCCGAAGGCGAAGACGGTGTAATTGGTGTAACGGCACTGGAATATAACGACTCCATTTACGACGCCATCGAATCGGACATCACACTTACCGAGCGCGACATCACAAACCTGTCCGCCAAACCTGATGCCCCAACCAACATTGATGGCACCGAATACCTATACCAAGACGGCCAAAGCGTCTTTTCTGGTTTTGACCTGAGCTGGACCAGCCCCAAACAGCGCGTCAACGAATTCCGAGTCAAATACCGGATCGACAACGACAACTGGAGCCAAGCAAACACCACCTCGCCATCGCTGCAAATTCGCAGCACACGCAAAGGGACGCTTTACATCCAAATTACCGCGATTAATTATCTCAATAAAACCAGCGATGTTTCTACCGCGCAGTTCGACCTCATCGGCAAAACCGCCGTTCCGGGCAATGTTCTAAACCTTACCTTTGAGGCAATCAACAATAACTCCGGTCGTCTTCGCTGGACCGAAACCGTTGACCTTGACGTAAAAGTTGGCGGCAAAATTCATATCCGCCACACCAACCTGACCGATGGCACCGGCACTTGGAGCAACAGCGTTGACCTAATCCCCGCCAAATCCGGTAGCTCAACAGAAGCCATTATTCCGCTTGTGGAAGGCGAAGTGCTGGCGAAATTTGAGGACGACGGTGGGCGGCAATCAGCGAGCGAAACCAGCGTAATTATCGACCTGCCCGATACCATCGCGCCGCTAACAATCCAAACCCGCCGCGAAGATCAAGATTCACCACCATTCCAAGGCGCCAAATCCGACACGTTTTACAGCGACGAGTTTGACGCGCTGACCTTAGACGGCTCGGACACCATTGATGACGTGACCGACGTGGATGCCATGCCGGTATTCGACACCATCGGTGACATTCTTTCGTCTGGCACTTACACCTTCTTTAATACGCTCGACCTCGGTAACACCTTCTCTGTCGATCTCCGGCGCTATTTCGTCACCCGTGGTTATTACCCATCCGACCTGATCGACTCCCGCGCCAACACCGTGGATGATTGGTCCGACTGGGACGGCGCCATTACGGACAAGGTGAACGCCAAGCTGATGTTGCGCTCCACCAATGATAATCCCAGCGCCACACCAACTTGGACCGCATGGCAGGAATTCGTAAACGGTGCCTTCCGTGGTCGCGGCTTCCAATTCCGCGCCGATCTCAGCAGCAGTGCCATCGACCAAAACATCTTGGTGGATGAATTGGGCTACGACGCCACCTTCCAACGCCGCACGGAAAACAGCGATGGAGCGGTCAGCAGCGGAGCCGGCGCCAAGGCAATTACCTTCACCAACGCCTTCTGGACTGGAACGGCAAGCCTCGGTGGGGTCAACGCCTACCTTCCCAGCATCGGCATCACCGCTCAAAACATGGCAACCGGCGATTTCTTTGAAGTCACCAGCGTCAGCGGCACTGGCTTCACGGTCACCTTCAAAAACTCGGCTGGAACTGCCGTTAGCCGTAACTTCAACTGGAGTGCGGTTGGCTATGGCCGAGGCGGCTAAAGTTGGACAAATACTGTCCTTGTAAGGACTCGGCATGGCTCAACACGATTATGTGATTGCTAACGGCACCGGCGCTGCCGTCCGTTCCGATCTCAACAACGGTCTTTCCGCAATCGTCACCCAGAACAGCGGAGCGACCGAGCCAGCAACCACCTACGCCTTCATGCGCTGGGCGGATACAACCGCTGGCGTGATGAAGATGCGGAACAGCGCCAACAACGCTTGGATCACGCTGTACCAGTTGGATGGCGAGTGGACCAACATTGCCTTTGAAAACGGCACGGCTGCAGCACCGTCGATCTACTTCAAGGACAGCGGCACCGATACCGGCTTCTATTCTCCCGGCGCCAACCAAGTCGGAATTTCAACGGGTGGCACGGCTCGCCTGACCATCGACTCCAACGGCAACGTCGATATTGACAGCAACACGCTATACGTTGATGCCACCAATAACAGGGTAGGTCTGGGGACTAGTAGCCCTAGCTTACAGTTGACCCTAAATAGTTCTGATACTACTGGCACTGGTGTTCGGCTTGAAAACACAAGCAGTGGCGGATACAACTGGAGCATTTTCTCGATTGGTTCTGCCGCAAGTCTCGCTCCAGTTGGGTGCCTTGCGTTTCGTGATGCAACCAATGCTGCAACTCGACTTGTTATTGACCCCATAGGCCGAGTAGGGATTGGTGTTACTTCGCCAGGTTCTTTACTGCATGTTGAAGGTGGTCAGATCTATGCCAACCGCAACGGCGCAGGTACACAGCAGGTGTTGCAGCTTAACAATAGTGATACTACGGCCGGCACGCAGGTAGTCAAACTAGCTTTCGGAAGCAGCGGCACAACAAAAGCATCTATTAACGCCGCTGTGTATGGCAATGATTATCTAACTTTTAATACGGGAAGCGACACAGAACGCGCCCGCATCGACAGCTCGGGACGCCTGTTAGTTGGCACGTCTAGTAGCCGTGGAAATTTCCTTAATACAACAGGTTTAGACCCTCGCGTTCAAATCGAAGGAACAGATGGCTTGGGCTGCATATATTCTGCTATTGGAAATTTCAATGGCGCCGGCGGTGAAGCTCAGCTTTTTCTGTCTAAGTCAAGAGGTACGACTATTGGCTCAAACACTATTGTTCAAAACGGAGATGGCATCGGCGCTATCCAATTCCAAGGATCTGACGGATCAGAATTTGTCCAAGCAGCCGAAATCAAGGCATTTGTAGACGGCACCCCCGGCGCTAACGACATGCCGGGCAGGCTGGTCTTCAGCACCACCGCCGATGGCGCGAGCAGCCCGACGGAGCGGATGAGGATTACAAGCGCAGGCAATCTATTTTTTGGAACGACAACGAAAAACATTACCAGCCCCAACAATCCTGGTTTTGAAATTCATGTGCAAAATACGGGTGGTCTGGGCCTCTACTCGTCAACTACCAACAACAACATAACTAGCGTTGTATTTCAAAACCCAAATGGGCGCGTCGGTTTTATTGACATCAACGCCAATAGCGTCGCCTACAGCACCACTTCCGATTATCGCCTGAAAGAAAATGTCGTTCCGCTAACCGGCGCCATTGACCGTATCAATCAACTTCCAGTTCACCGATTTAATTTCACTGGAAGTCCAAACACAACAATGGACGGTTTCCTGGCACACGAAGCGCAAGCCGTTGTTCCAGAAGCCGTCACCGGCGAAAAGGATGCTGTCGATGATGACGGCAATCCCGTCTACCAAGGCATCGACCAGTCCAAGCTGGTGCCGCTGCTGACCGCTGCGCTGCAGGAAGCGCTGGCTGAAATCGAGTCCCTGAAGGCTCGTGTAACCGCGCTAGAGCCATAAGTCCTACTCACTACCATCGATGGAACTCACCAGAGACGAAATCAGGGTTATCTGGCTAGCAGTCCACAACTACGAACCTTACGACCCTGAAATTGCGTGCGGTTTATCCGAAAAACGCCAACTTGAGATTTGTTGCGAGATTCGTGCCAAAATCTTTGCTGAAGTGACCAAGTAGTCACCTATGACCCGCCCCTTCTCCGAACTCACCAAGGACTTCGACCCTGAGCGCCGGGAGCGCATCGAACAGCGCAAGGAAGAAATCCAAGATGACTTCGTGGAATCCCCGGAGTGTTTCGCCTTGGTTTACCCGAGCTGGCTTGAGTCAGACGCAGACGAGGACGAGTAAACCGGCCATTCCCAACAGGTTGCAATCCCATTAAACTCCGGCAGAACCAGCTCTCACCATGGCTAAAGCCGCCTCAACCCCTACCACCGTCTTCACTTGGAAGATTGCCAACCTTGAGCGGGAAACCGCCGATGGCTTCGTTTTTGTGGCTCACTACACGGTCAGCGCCGAAGACGGAGCCTATTCCTCTGGTGCGTACGGCTCAATCGGTTTTGAGCGCCCCGAAAACCTGATTCCGTTTGCCGATCTCCAAGAAGAGCAAATCGTGCGGTGGGTCAAGGAAGCCCTTGGCGAAGAAAAGGTTCAAGGCGTGTTGGCCGCCCTGCAGGGTCAGTTGGATGAGCAGCGGGCACCCACTAAGGCTGCTGGCGTTCCTTGGGCTAGCTGAGCACCGTAGTGTGCTAGGAATGGGTTGGATCAGCGGTGCGCCAACACCCTGACCCTTGATCGACCCACCGACTTGGACCGATGGAACCATCCTATCGCGTAGAAACCCCTGCGCCCGCCTGCGATTACACACTGTCAGAGGCTTGGCAGTTATTCGTAGACGAGCGCAGCGTTGCCCTTTGTCCCACCAGTCTGACCAGCGACTACAGGCAGGTCACGAAATGGCTTGGGCGGTGCCCCGTTCAGAATTTCAAGGAAGGCCGTAAGGTCTTGACTTGGCTATTGCAGCAGCAACCCGTGCCGTCAGCTCGCCGGGTCTGCATGTATACGCGCAGTCTGTACAGATGGGCTGCTGCCGAGGATGTGGCCTTGCTGCCGAAGAATCCGGTGGCGAATTTCCGAATGCCGAAAGCGCCGCAGCGTGACCACGAAATTGTGGTGATCCCGCGCAATGAAATTCCACTGGTGCTTGTTGCCTTGGAAAGCAAGCTGGCTTACAAGAAAGTCAACTGGTCATTGTTTGCCGAGTTCATGTTGCAAACGGCTATGCGAACGGGTGAAGTGCGGGCAATGAAGTGGAGCGACATTCAGGGAGATCGGGTGTTGGTGCAT